CCGATCTCCGAGATTACCTCGGTGTTTAGAAACTTACCTGTACCATTTGAAGGGACACCATGACAGATAAACCATTAGCAGAAGAAACTCAGGCACCGGCTGATAAGCAGATGTCGGTAGCAGACATGAAGCAATTAGCGCACGACTACGCCGTGCCTATGAGCGATGGCACCTTGAAACAGATTGGCGAGGACATGACCCCAGCCAAGGCTCAGGCATTTGAGGAATACCTCAAGACCACAGCCCAAGGACTCTACCCCTCGCTTGCTCCACAGATTGCGGCTGGTATCAAGACTGCCTACCTGCTCGACCCATACCGTCAGGTCGCTAAGCAAATGCTCGGTGAGCAAGCCGAGCCTGACTTTATGACCGACCCCAAGGCTAGTGCGGCTTTGAGTGGTGGACACGATCCCAAGACTGGACGCCCAGTTCCCATGAGCCTCGACGAGTGGAAGGGCCACATTCGCTCTAACCCTGGCTTTGGTTACCAGAACACTCCAGCGGCTCAAGAACAAATGCAGGCACTCGCTCAGGGCCTACATCAGGAGATGGGGGCAGGAGAAGTGAACCCAGCGATGATGGCACCACAAGCACCAATGCAGGCTATGCCTAGCCCATCACCACAGGCAGGTATGTAATGTCACGCAAGACCGCTAAACAAACGCCAACCACCACAACCACTTGGTCGCCAGCCGGACTAGGCGGTATTAGTTTTACTGGTGGCGCAGGTTCCCTGAGCCCGATTCTTTACCCAGACGCTAATACGATTTACGAAACCCTAGTTAGAAGCGGTGCTAATCAAACAGCGGCAAGAGCACTAGCCAATAAACTTGGTGGCAAGCCAATCCTCGCTAGTGGCTACACCAACAGCAACACCGGCCAGGTTGATAAGGCTGGCTTCTTTGCGTTGATGTCTGAAATCAACAAGCAGGGTGGTGTGGCCCTTGCTGAAGCGGTGTTCGGCAAAATACCTGGGCTAAACATTAGTGAGTATTTTCAAGGCACCAAGGGCGCAGACAGCGTTGCGGCAGGTGCGATTCGTGCTCTGAACGACGCCGGAACACAGTACGGCGGTGAACTAACCAAGTTGCCTACCGATGTTAATTACGGACCTGGCCTTAGCGCAAGCGACCTAGAACGCCAGCAGGTACTCAACGAAGCCCTGACCATTTCAGGTCAGCAGGTTCAGGCTATGGCTGCGGCTCAGGCTTCGTCATCAGTCAAGATTGGTGCTTACGACTCCCTCAACCAAACCCTAGCCAACTACGATCTGACTTCGGTTGTCCCACAGGTTTACGACTGGGTGTTCAAGAACGGCATTACCAACCCCAAAGAACTAATGGACTTGGTTCGAGACACTCCTCAATACAAGCAACAGTTTGCTGGACTTATTGAGCAACAAAAGAGTGCTGCGGCTACAGGCAATAAACCTCTGACTGAGGCTGGATACATGAGCTTAGTGAACTCCTACCAGCAGACCGCACAAGCGGCTGGACTCCCAGCGTCAATGCTTACCAAGGCAGACCCCAAGACTGGGCGCACGGTTATGCAGGACCTAGTGGCTGGCAACGTATCGGCGGCTGAGTTCTCACGTCGAGTAGCCTCTGGCTACCAAGCGGTAAACGGTTTGCCCCAGCAGGTTCAAGACGCTTTCATGCAACAACACGGAATCACCAAGGGACAACTGGCGGCTTATTTCCTCGATCCGACAAACGGCGAAGAAGCCATTAAGCGTGAGCGTGAGGCTCTCGGTGCCAACCTTGGCTACAACGCTCAGAGTGCTGGACTTCAAGGATTCAGTAACCAGCAGGCTATGGACCTTGGTGAGATGGTTCGTGCTTCAGGACTTGGTGCTACGGCTCAGGACCCTTACAACACCCTGACCCTAGGACAGGCCCAGAAAGCCCTTCAGACGGCTTCTAAGGACGTTGCGCTGACCGGCAGTGCTCCAGGTGGTACAGCCCCAACCGTGGACACCACGACCCTTATAGGGGCTCAGGTGGCAGGCTACGAGGGTACCAACCTACAAGCCGCCCAGTCCACAGCCGAGAAAGCCGCTCAAGCAGCAGCAGCCCCCTTCGAAAAGGGTGGCGGTTACGCCGAGACAGCCAAGGGTGTTACCGGCGCAGGTTCAGGCGCAATTTAATCCTGATACACTAAGTCTAGGAGTTCGGCCCCGTTCGCTACGGGTGAGCTGTACGCCAAACCCGTCAGGGAGTTGCACAATCCCTGGTGCGTAACGTGTGCGTTTATCCATTTAATTTACCTCTGAATTAAGTGCGTACCCTTGAAGGAGCGATCAACATGTCAGACTTCGATAACGAAGACGAGTCCACTAGCGACAACGTACTTGACCCGAACATTCGGCGTCAGTTGCGAGAAGCAGAAAAGGCTCGGAAAGAGTTAGAAGTGGCAAAGGCCGAACTGGAAGCGCAGAAGCGTGACCTTCAGTTCACTAAGGCAGGAATCCCTGAAACGGGCATAGGTGCATTACTTCGCAAGGCTTACGATGGCCCAGCAGACGCTGAGTCAATCGCTAAGGCGGCGCAGGAGTACGGTATCCTTCAGCCTAACCAGGTTCAAGCCGAAGCCCCAGCCAATGATGTTGAACTTGAAGCCCTGCGTCGTGCCCAAGGTGCGACCATCGGTACGTCAGGAGCCGGTCCCGACTTGGGACAGGAGTTCATGACTCGTTTGAGTGAAGCGTCGAACCCCGAAGATGTTATGAAGATCGTGATGAACCCAGAATACGAGGCTGCCCTCAACATCTGGACTTCAAGGAGTGCTCGCTAATTCTCTAAACAGAAAGCGAGAACGGCCAAATGGCTGACTCATTTACGGGTTCAGGAACCCTTGATTTCTCGAAGGCTGCTTATGACCGCATGGCGTACTTCGCCTTGCGTCCAGAGCTTTACTTCGACCAGGCTGCCGATGTGCAACCTACTGCCCAATCCATGCCAGGTGCGTCGGTTCAGTTCACCATTGTGAACGACTTGCCGATTGCTTCAACGGCATTGACCGAAACCTCAGACATCTCAACCGTCGCTCTGTCAGACAGCGTTGTTTCGCTGACCTTGGCTGAATACGGTAACGGTGTTCTTACCACCGCTAAGTTGCGTGGTACCTCATTCGTAGACATTGACCCAATCGTTGCCAACGTAGTTGGTTACAACGCTGGTGTTTCTTTGGACACGATTGCTCGTGCTGCTCTCGACAGCGGTACCAACGTACAGTACGCTTCGGGCTTGGGTGCAACTGCACTTCAGACCTCGGTTACTGCTCGTTCAGCCGTTGCTTCGACCAACACCATCTCCGCTTTGGACATTCGTGTTGCTCGTGCCCGTCTGCGCTCGCAGAACGTACCTACCTTCGGTGGTTACTACGTTGGATTCATTCACCCAGACCTCGTTGCAGACCTTCAGGGCGAAACGGTTGCTGGCTCGAACATTCAGGGCTGGCGCGCTCCACACGTCTACGCTCAGCCAGGTGAAATCTGGACTGGTGAGCTCGGTGCGTTCGAGGGTGTCCGTTGGATCGAAACTCCACGTGCTCCTGTATTCGCTGCTGCTGGTGCTTCGTCCACCAACGTTTACGGCACCATCATCATGGGTCGCCAGGCTCTTGCCAAGGCTCACTCATACGTAGACGGCAACTCAGCGTTCCCACACGTTGTACCTGGTCCTATCACCGACCGTCTGCGCCGCTTCGTACCAATGGGTTGGTACTGGCTCGGTGCTTACGGAATCTTCCGTCAGGCTTCAGTTATCCGTATCGAGTCAAGCTCGCTCTTGGGCTCCGACATCGGAACTGGTTTCAACCCTGCCATTGACACCGGAGAATCCGGAAGCCCACTGGCTTAGTCCAGTAGCGGCTTGAACGGAGACAGTATGCCTTGGCCTCGTCAGTGTGCCCATTGCGCAAGCATGGACATACAAGCTGGTATAGATGAGATTATGTGTCTCACCTGTGGCGGTTTGACTGACAAGGACGGGCATGCTGTCTCCCGACAGGCCCAACACACCTCAGAAGAAAAAATTGAGTTTTAAGAAAGCACCATGACAATCCCTACCGGACTTGGACTTACCCGTGGCTTGGAATCAGCCGACCTACCTGGCACCTTCATCGCTAACCGTGCGACTGCTGCCTCTGCTAACGACGCCAAGTATGGTCGTCTTAGCACTCAACCCGACGCATGCTACTGCGGTTGCTGCGATCTAGAAAAGAGCCCTCTCTAATGGAATCACGCAAAGGCACACAAATCTCAGAGTACGACCTTCGTAGCACCGCTGCGAACTCTATTGACACTGGCATTATCCCCAGCAACGTCACTGGTCAAACCACCAATGGCCCAACCCTTCGTGGCGTAGAAGCCAACACCGCTCGTGGCGTTAAGGGTTCACCCTTGGTCACCGGCATTACCCCAGTAACCTACGGAGCCAACACTGACGCTCCTGAAGTTACCCCCTACCGCACCTACGGAGAAAACTAATGGCTGACCGCTTTTCATCAGAGTTCGACGTTGAGCGTCGCCAAGGCGAAGTCTCGATGTACGTAGACATGACCCCTGCCACCGTTCTCGAAGAGAACCTCATGGGCGGTTACAGCCGCACCACTAAGCCAGTTGGTCAGGACGCTCCTACTGGAGTCAATCCAAACGGTTCTTCAAGCCGTGGTACCACAGACGCTATTGCCGCTACCAAGCTGGGTCTGCCTGCCTTTAACAAGCGGTAGTACCCCGTGGCAACTTTCACGCCACCTCAGGTAAAGGACAATCCACCGATCTTGCCGGACTCTATGGGTCCGGCTCGTCGGCTATGGAGATACTTTCCTAACCGTGCTCGGTATGTAGTTGTGTTCGCTCTCAGCGATGGCACGTTCGTCCAGGACACCGCCACCAACGAGAACTCCAACACAAACATTCCGTACCCATACAACCCATACGACCCATCGGCCCCGTACTCAACGTCTTACTACATTGACTTCGAGCAGAAGCCACCACACCCTACAGTTTCAACTGTTAGCCAGAACCCCTACGTCACTAAGGTATACTTAGGTGTTACTCAAGTCTCGGATAGCGAGGCTGCGGCACTCACGGCTGCCGGATACGGAGATTTGATTTCATAATGGCACGACACGTTCCCTCACCAGATTGCAAGCCAGACTGCTTCGGTTGCAAGATTCAGTCAGTCTCAATGGCGGCTTCGGCTATGCCCACTCGCTCGGACGCTGGGCGTATCAACTTCGAGACGAAGAAGAGCCACGCTGACGTAGCGGCTTACAAGCGTCTGCGTAAGGACGGCTTACAGCCCAAGACGGTGAAGGGTGCTGCGGCACTAGAGAGTCGTGCAGTATCGAAGTGGGAAGTAGAGACTGGTCAGAGCCTCGGTGGTAACGCCAAGCTCGGTGCCAAGTTCGACGCCGCCCAAGCTATTCTAGGAAGCAACTAATGCCATTACTGTCCGGTGTTGTAGACGGCCCCTCTGGAGCCCTGAACGGTGCTCAGGTAGACGCCTGGCTCGCCTCACGCTTTACCGTAGTTCCAGCCGCAGGCACAACCCCACCGTCAGGATCGCCTGACGCTGGCCCAGTCATAACCGGCACTAACTTCGGTGGACCTGGACAGTGGGAACTTACGGTCCCTTCTTCTTCGGCATACTACGTTCGTGTTACCTACCCAGTGGGTGCTACGAACGCTAAGTCCTATTGGGCTTACGACAATACATTGGTTCAATCACAAGGCCCACAGGGGGCGCAAGGAGCGCAAGGTGCTCAAGGTACGGCAGGTGCTACGGGTTCGACGGGCGCACAAGGTTATCAAGGAAATCAAGGAGCAACGGGCACGCAAGGTGCCCAAGGTTCGCAAGGTACACAAGGTTTTCAAGGTGTTCTTGGAGCCCAAGGACCCCAAGGCGTACAGGGCAATCAGGGTACGCAAGGCACCCAAGGATTCCAAGGAGTAACTGGAGCGCAAGGTACGACTGGCTCACAGGGCCCACAAGGCTACCAAGGCCCACAGGGTTATCAAGGACTAATCGGGCCACAGGGCTCACAGGGAACAACGGGTTCTCAAGGCTCGCAAGGTGTGCAGGGTTCGACAGGTGCTCAAGGTAACACCGGAGCACAGGGCGCAACCGGTAGTCAAGGACCTCAAGGTTTTCAGGGTTCCACAGGTTCACAGGGTCCGCAAGGTTTCCAAGGTTTTCAGGGATCAACAGGTTCACAAGGCTCCACGGGCGCTCAAGGACCGCAGGGCTATCAGGGTACTCAGGGGAGCCAAGGAACACAGGGTACGCAGGGCAACCAAGGTAATCAGGGATACCAAGGTGTTCAAGGTGCTGGAACTCAGGGCGCACAAGGAGCGCAGGGTGCTCAAGGTGGTAACGGAAACCAAGGCTTACCAGTTGGACTTACTGGTGCTACAACGGCTACTCGTTATGTAGGCGGTACTACAAACGGCGCACCCACTACAGGCACCTTTGCTGTGGGTGACTTTGTTGTTGACCAAACCGCGACCATTTGGGTTTGCACGGTCGCCGGTTCGCCTGGAACGTGGTGGTCTACCATCTCGGACCACATTGTTTCTCGCTCAGCAACCGCTACCGCAAAAGTCAACGAAGTAACATTGTTTACGGGTTCAACCTCAGGGCAAACAATTTCCGCTCCAAGCAGCCCGCAAGACGGTGCA